ATACATTTGACTTCATTAAATGGGATGATGAACCACTTTCGGTAAACAAAATATTAAATAATTGTGAGGTAGTTGAAGATGAAAACTCTCAATAGGGAAGAATGTGAAAAAGCATTAGAAAGCCTTAAACCTATGAATTTAGAAGAATTTAAACAATGTCATTATTTATCACACGTTGAAGCAAATAAGATTTTAAAACAATTAATTAAGGAGCATTTTAGTCCACAACCTCTTAAATTTGAAAAAATAAAAGCTGGGATGTATGTCTGGGATAGTGTGTATGAATCAATAGGAAGAGTTGATAGAGTTTTAACTAATTGCAACCGTAGAAGATTGCATAATAGATATAGTGGTGGAGGGGATATAGTCGATTATGAAGAAAATAGATATTATCCAATCCAAATTCCAATCATAAAGGAGCAATAGAAATGTATTCTATATGTGGATCAGTAGCAAACAAATATCACTATTGTGATGTTTTCTGGGTGGATTTAAATAACAAATGCACAGGATATTATCAGCACAAGCAAAGTGGGTTGAGACCATGTATTATTGTAAGTAATGATTTTAATAATTATTTTTGTGATTTAGTGACAATCATTCCAGTTACTACTAAAAAGGATAATTTACCACAACATAGAAGTATAATGTTGCGAGGTAGAAAAAATTATATCTTACCAGAGCAGATAACAACCATTCCAAAAAAATGGCTGAAAGAGAAAATGTGTCATTTAAATGATGCAAATATTCAAGAAGTAAAGATGTCAATGAAGATACAATATAATTTATAAGAGGTAAGTCTATGGATATTAAAGAACAAATGAAAGAAATCATGGATGCATCTGTTACATGTGATAAATGCAATCATGAATTTGTAATAAAGGAAGAATCAATAATGAAAGAAAAGATGGAAGTAAAAGGATTGAAGTTTGATCTAATTTATTTCTATTGTCCTTCATGCAAAAAAATATATCGTGCTTCCATTCAAGATAGAAAGTATTATCTTCTAGTTGAAGAGCTTGATAAAGCAAGAAAACAAGTTAGAGATAACTTTGGAACGTTTGATACAACCAAAGCTAATAAATTAAATAAAAAGCTAAAAAAGAAATCTAATACATTAAAAAATCATGTATTAGAAATGAATGATAAGTTTTCTGGTGAATTTGCTTTCTTTGTTGATAACAAAGGAAATAGGACTATTGAGTATATCGAAAATGATAACATCAATTAGAAGTGAAAGGAGTAGCATATGAAAGAATCTAAATATCAAGTGTTGAATTGGAAAAGATGGAAAGCAACTGCAATTCTATTAAAAGAAACAAAAAAAGAGTTAGAAAATACAACGCAAGCTATATCATATTCAAATGAATTGCCGGGAGGTTCGCACAAGACGATTTATGAAAAATATAATAAGCTTATTGAAAATCTTGATAAATATGATGAACATATAAAGATGTATGATACTGTTGTCGACTTTTTAGAAGAGTCTATTACTAAATTGCTAAATGAAAAGCAAAGGGAAGTAATTATAATATATTCCAACTATCCTAATAACAGTATTGAAAGAATAAATGAAGCTGTTAAAAAAGGATATTCACAAGCAACTTTCTATAGAATTGCTGATGAAGCATTTGATATTTTAGATGAGGTTTTAGCTTTAAAAAATAGGGATGTAGAAAAGATTTTAAAAGCTGAAAAAGAAAATTGATAATTATTTGATAATTTTTTTAAGGAAAAATGTGTTATTATGGTAATGTGGTTTAAATGAAAACAACATCAATGCTTTGTCTTGAAAGCAAAGAGATAGATTATGTCTATCTCTTTTTCTTTACAAAAAAAGGAGGTAGATATTATGTATCATGGAATTCAAAAGAAAATAGTGACTGATGAATGGCTGCTCAAAGAAACAAAAGTTAAAGCACAAAATAAAGATTATATTTATGGTTATGAATATAATGGAGTCTTTTATCAATTGGATATGTTTCCAGAAAACATAAACCAATCATTACAGGAACTAAAAGACAAAGGATATAAGAATATCTATTACAATAAAGTGGATGAAGAAAAGAAGAACGCTAGAAGAAGTAAAGCAGCTAGTCAATGATGGTGATGTACATGCATTCTATGTATCACGTGAGTGGAAAGATAAACGCATAGAGATACTTAATAGAGATCATTATGAATGTCAAAGATGCAAAGGTAATTATGTTGTTGAATCAAAACCAATAAAGAGAATTAAAATCAAACGTGCAAAGTATGTACATCACATCATACCGATGAAAGATTGTTTTGAATTAGCATTGGATGATGATAACCTAGTAAGTCTTTGCTTTGAATGTCATGAGATAGTTGAAGGTAGAGATGGAACTTGGAAAAAATTCAAGTATAAAAAGAAATTGACTAAAGAAATGTGGTAATTCAGTATACCCCCCGTCAAATTCTCATGCGAATTTGAAACACGGAGAACGGGCATGTGGTCCTAACTTTTCAGAAATATTCGCGCGTGTGTGATAACGGGTGGTTGATTAGAAAAAATATTGAAAGGGGTGTTGTTATGACAAAAAAAGAAATCAAAGATGACTTGCTTGAACAGTTAGAAGCTCAAGGGAAGTATCAAAATTACTATCTTGATTTGATAGAAGATTATATGAAATATTATGATCTTAAAAGAAAATGTCAAAGAGATATCAAAGAAAAAGGATTGCGCTATGAAGTAGTTTCTGGAAATGGTTTTAAAAGCGAAAAGCCTAATGAATCCGTGCAAAATCTAATGAAAATAACAACAACTATGTTGAAAATCCTTGATGAATTAGGTTTACAAAATCCAATTAACACCTCTGATAATTCGGATGATGATTATTATTGATTGAATGTCAAGAAATCAACGATTATATCGACTATGTAAAAAAGAATCCAGATAAGATAAACAAAGAAAGAAAACTGCTGATAAAGAACATCGTTATGCCTACATTGGCTAGAAATGATGTTTTTTTTGATGAAAAAACATATCAAAATTGTTTAAAATATTGCGAAAACAACTATTATCCTTTGTTTCCTTATCAAAAATTCATCTACGCATTCGTTTTTATGTATGTCGATGACGTTCCACTTTTCACAACAATCATTATATTGATGGGACGTGGAAATGGAAAAGATGGTTTTATTATGCCACTGATGAATTTTTTTCAGACACCATTATATGGAATTAAAAATTATCACATTGATATCATCGCAAATAATGAACAGCAAGCAAAAGATAGCTTCAATGTTGTTTACGAAATGTTAGATGCCCAATGGAATAAATTTAGAAGTAAATTCTATAAAACAAAAGAGCTTATCAAGAATAGAAAGACACGAGCTGAGTTACGTTATAATACTTCTAACGCTAAGACGAAGGATGGTAAGAAATCGGGAGCTATTCTTTTTAATGAATATCATGGATATGAAAATTATGATCAAATAAAAGTATTTAATTCTCAATTAGGAAAAATAAAGCACGCAAGAAAATTTATTATTACTACAAATGGGAACGTTCGAGATGGTCCTTTAGATGATTTAATTCAATTATGCAATGATATATTAAAAACAGGAGAAAATGATTTAGGTTATTTTCCCTTTTTTTGTAAAATCAACTCAAAAGAGCAAGCTAATGATCCTAAATATTTTGTCTTAGCAAATCCATCGATGGAATTTCTTCCAGATTTAAAAATACAAATTTTAAGAGATTTTAAAGAAGCACAAAAATTACCATCGATGATGACAGAATTTTTAACTAAAAGAATGAATCTACCTGCGAGAAATGAAGAAATAACAGTAGCCAAATGGGAAGATATTTTAAAAGCTTGTTATAGTGATGTAGAAAATAAGATAGAAAGAGCGATTCCAGATGATATAAACTATCATCCTTGCATTATAGGAATTGACTATGCAGATATCCGAGATTTTGCATCTGCTGGTTTGCTTTTTAAAATAGATGGTGTTTATGTTTGGAGACAAAAGACATGGATTTGCAGGAACAGCCCATTTTTTGAATCAATTAAATTTCCTATAGAAAACAATATAGGATTAGAGGGATTCAATGATTATGAAATAGTCAACTCAGAAAGTTTAAGTATAAATGCGATTGTCGAATGGTGTATTGAGCAAATGCAAAAATACAATGTAGTTAAAATCATCATGGATACGTATAGATTTAAGTTGTTTAGAGAAGTATTTGAACGAAAAGGAATTACTATAGAAGATAAGAAAAATCCAGCTGGGCTTGTAAGAATGATTAGAAATCAAGGTGCAATCAATACATATGTAGCACCTTTAATAGAAAAAGCATTTGTAGATGGAAATATTAACTTTGGGAATAGCGCCATCATGCGATGGTATACCAATAATACTGCTGTCAAAATGGATAAGTATGGAAATAAATCATATGGAAAAATAGAACCAAAATTAAGAAAGAATGATGGTTTCATGGCATTTGTATGTAGTATTTCTGGAGAAGATATGTTAGATGAAACGATTATTTATATATAGAAAAAATGAGGAGGTGAATCAATGTTTCAATTTGTAAAGAAATTGTTTAATAAGGATGGTCAACTAGTTGATTACTATATCGATATGATGGCTGAAAAAAATAGACTTTCGCAGTTGGCATTAGAAATTGGATTTAATAAGATTGCTGATTTGATATCGAAATGTCCTATTGATGTCTACTCAACAGATAGCGATGCAATCAAAACTGAATATTGTTTAAACGTTAGACCAAACCCAAATGAGTTTGCAACTGATTTTTGGAAACAAGTTGTTATGAAAATGTGTACAAGTAGTGATGGATGTTTAGTTGTACAGATGAGTGATGGAAATATTTATAGAGCTGAAAACTTTACACAGTCAGATGATGTGCTATATCCTAGAACATTTTCAAATGTAGTTATTAGAAGCGGGGATAGGACTTATAAACTAGATAGGATATTTACATCGAATGATGCAGTCTTATTTAAGTATAAAAATGAAAAGTTGTTAGCTTATCTAAATGAAATCAATCAAGAAAATGCGATTGCTTGGAGTGTTGCTATAAAAGGGGTAAAGTCAAAACTTTCAAAATTTAAAATTCAAATGCCGGGAAATATGCAAGTGTATAGTGAAAAAACCCGACAACCAATAACTGAAAATGAGTATACAGAAAAAATTAGAAAGGACCTTTCAAGTGATGATATAAGAGTCATCTTTTCTAGAAACGGACTCGACGTAAGTGCGATTGATAGCAAGTCAACAATGACTGCAAGTGATGTCAAAGCATTAAAAGATGAAGTATTTACAAATGTAGCAATTGCTTTAGGAATTCCAAAAAGTGTTTTCTATGGTGAAGTTACTGAAAAAAGTGATGCTAACAATGAATTTATTACGTATGCTGCTGATCCAATTATTCAAGAGTTAAATGATGGGATGAATGGATGTTGGCTTTCTCAGCTAGAATGGGAAAGAGGGGATAGGATTTTAATCAATACGGATGCAATCAAGCATATTGATGTTATCGAGCAAGCATCTAATCTTGATAAATTATATTCTAATGGCTGGTCCCACAACGATATTTTAAAATTACGTGGTAAACCACCAATCGATGAAGATTGGGCAAATGCCAGAAGATTTACTAAAAACTATGCTACAGGCATGGATGGGAATACGAAAGGGGGTGATGAATAATGAAGAAAGGACATGAAAAGTTCTACGAATTCAAAAAATCAAATGAAGAAATGACTGATCTTTACATCTACGGAGACATCACCTCATACAAATGGGATGAAAGTGATGTAGGTGCCTATGACTTTTTAAAAGAATTAAATGATGTCGATACAGATAACTTAACAGTTCATATCAATTCATATGGTGGTTCTGTAAGTGAAGGTCTTGCAATTCATAATATGATTAAAGAATTCAAAGGAAATGTAACTACTGTATGTGATTCTTTTGCATGTTCGATTGCAAGTGTCATCTTTATGGCAGGAAAAGAAAGAGTCATGCATAAAGGTTCATTGCTGATGATTCATCATGCGTGGACTTGGGCAAGCGGTAATGCTAAAGAGTTAAGAAAGCAAGCAGATGATCTAGATAAAATCACAGAGCCATCGATTGTTATTTATGAAAAAAATTCAAATCTTTCAAGAGATGAAATAGTTGAA